AAAACCAAAGCATCAGTCATGAAATTCTCACATTATGAAAGAGGGGTATATTTTGAGCGATAATGATTAATAAACCAAGTAAAATAGTCGGAATTTTATAAAATTAAGATAAATTTATGAAGAGCTTAAGGACTATACATTGATTTGATTTGCAGAATTGATATTAAATTATTGATTTTTAAAAATAAAAAATTATTGCATCCACTCATACCATAAAACTTAAAGGGGTCTAAACTAAAATTATACCAGTTTTAACCGACTTAAAAAATTAAGAATTTAATTTCGAAAATAAAAAAGGAACTGAAAACCTCAGAACCTTTTTAATAGGTAATAATTATATCTTGAATATAAACCAAAATAGGATGATGACATTGCACTCTATTCTTGTATGAGCTCACCAGATTTATAGAAACATGTTATATCTATTGTTATGTTGCCGTAATAAGTTTCACCGCAATAACAGCCGCGATGAGCCAAACTATAAATCCTGCTGATAAGAACGCTAACATTTTAAGTGTGATTAAAATATTAGATTTAAAATTAGATAACCATAAAGCTTGCCTTTGGTTAGGTCGGGCTGGAGAATTCAAGTTGCGAGATATATCTTTCATAATTACCTCTTTTTTTCATAGACATTTTGGTTAGGTTTAGTTTCTAGTGTTAGTAGTAGGCTTAAACGATGAATATAGTTTTATCTATATTGTAAGTCAATAGTTTTAACTATTAAAAATAATAATTTTAACTTTTAATTTTATCATTAATAAAAAAGCCACATTAAATGTGGCTTTTTTATTAAATTCTAGATGTATGATTTTGTTATTATCCTGCTCTCCAGAACTGGCGACCCATCACTCTAAAGTTTTTACCGTTTTCTTCTGTTACACGGCGATCTCTAAATTTTTCGTTGAGACTATGAAGAATTAAAGATCCATCTTCTTCTTTAAAGATCTGTTTTAACATGCCTTCACCAGCAAAATATACAGCATATATTTCACCATCTATAATGTGTGTTTGAGATATATCTATGCCTACAAGATCCCCATCTTTTATATAATCCATCATGCTATCACCTTTAGCTTTAATAATACGCATGCAGTCTTGAGCTACATGTTTTTCTTTAAAAAATGAGGAGGGGAAAGGGATTTTTCCATTAATAGCATCAAAATGAAATTCAATAGATTCGCCTGTTCCACATGAAAAATTAGCTTCCACTACTTCTATCCATATGTATTCATTATTTTCCTTACTTGCTACAACTGGTTTAATCAAATCATCTTCACTAAATGAATCTTCAGCATCTCCGGTTGTTAACCAATAAGCATCTACCCCTAGATATTTTGCAATTAAAGGAAGAAATGCGGACTTTAAGCTTTTTCCTGTTTCCAAGGCTTGATATGTCGGTTGTTTAATACCAACCGCTTCAGCCACTTCATGTTGACTCTTTCCTGCTTTTAATCGAGCCGTTTTTAGACGAGTTGCTAAATCAGACATGATATTAACCCTAAAATCGTTGAGTCTAAGTTTATAGTTAAAACTATTAAGAATCAAAATAACTTGAACTATTGACTTTTGATAGTTAAAACTATAAATTAACTATCAAGATGGAGTTTTGATAGTTATGAATATAGATGTCACTGTAATCTACATGCAACTAGTGAGCTTTTTCGGGAGTCAAACAAAAACGGCACAAGCACTTTCTATTAAGCAGCCTTCGGTTAATGCATGGTTAACAGGTAAAAGTCAAATGTCTGAAAAAATTGCTCTACGGGCAGAACGTGTAACCAATGGGAGCTTTAAAGCGTATCAACTCTGCCCAACACTGAAAGAGTTTGAAAAGAAAATCGCAAGTTAATTATGACAGCCAAAATATAGATAAATATGAAATTTTTAGGAGTTTATAAATAGTTGAAATTAGTTTAATGCATGAAATTTAAAGAGGTTTTCTATTAACGAAAGCGAGAAAATAATTTAGGTACTTGATCTAGAAAGCAAAAAGTCTGATCGGCAAATCAGACTTTTTAGATAATTCATTTCATGAGGAAATCACAATGAATTTTAAAGTAAATCTATCACAATATATTTACGAAAACAAATCGACAAGTTGTAACGGCGCTAAAAATAAAATCTTTCAGTATTTAAATCCCTTTAAGGCTCCTTCAAAGGAGTTAAATGCTGATGCGTGATTATGGAAAAGTTTCTCCACATTTTTGGACTGGCACAACAGGTAAGCAATTACGAGAGTGTTCTGAGTCCATTATCGTGGCTATGTATTTAATCACCAGTCCGCATGCAAATATGCTTGGTCTTTATTATATGCCTCTTTTATATATAGCTCATGAAACTGGTTTGGGTTTAGAAGGAGCTGAGAAGGGGCTTCAATGGGCATGTAAAGTAGGTTTCTGTAGTTATGACAATGTTTCAGAAATGGTCTGGGTACATGAAATGGCTCGTTTCCAGGTTGCTGAGTCTTTAAAAGAAAGTGACAACCGTTGTAAAGGTATTCAAAAAGACTATGACTCATTACCATCAAATCCATTTTTAGAAAATTTTTATAATAAATACGTTGAAGCTTTTTGTATGACGCATCGACGTGAAGGAAAGAATAATAGCTATGTAGAGAAAGAAGTCCCTAATAAGGCTCTTTTAAGCCAAGAACAGAAGCAAGAACAGGAACAGGAAAAAACTCTCTCTCAAGTAATTTTAACGAACGTTATGAAATCAGAAGATTGGAGACCAGATTTAAATCATCTCGCTATTTATTTGAAAAAGACTAAATACTCTCAGCAAGTGCAAGAAATCTTATCTATGGATGATTTTGAATTTCATTTGAGCAATTTCAATGCTCACCATGAAACTTCACGGTATTTAACTGATAGTCAAAGACACAGTAAGTTTGCTCAATGGATATTTGAAAAGTTTGAAAAGTTAAAAGCTCCAAAAACTAAATCAACGAAGTCAATTTATTTAAATTCAAGAATAGATGGAAGTGTAAATCAAGCTTTTGAATACCAACAACCAGAATATGACGAAAGTATTAAGCCGCTGGAGTTGGGAGGGAAATTTGTATGAATGTAAGGACAAAGATTAATCACTCTTTCGAACCTGGGTTAAATATTTGCCCTATTCATTTGGAGAAAAAGGTCAAGATTGCAGGTTTAGAAATTTGCCCAACATGTGCTGTCAATAAAGTAACTGAGTCTAATCTCAAGCATAGTAAAGCTGTTAGAAAGATGATTTATGAAAATCATTTGGCAGGTGGAATGCTACCTATCCGTCACAAAAACTCTGGATTTCATAATTATCGCTGTGAATTACCAGGGCAAATTATTGCTTTTAATAGTTGCGCCGCTTATGCCGAACAAATTATGAAAGGACAAGTAACTAATCTAGTTATGGTGGGGAAAACTGGGACAGGTAAAACACATCTTGCATGTGCGACGGCTAGAACATTACTTAAAAATGGCAAAACGGCTCGTTATATCACCAGTGAAGAGTTAGCAAATGACATCATGGGAGCTTGGTATCGCCAAGGAGATAGTGAAAAAAATACTATTTATCGTTATACGGAATATGACTTACTCATTATTGATGAGTATGGCTTGCATGATCGCGAAAAACGTAAAGAAGTGGTTCATAAGGTCTTATATGCGCGTTATGACGCAGATAAAGCAACAATGCTTATTTCAAATTTTGCACTTAATGATACTAAGGATCGGATAGGTACAATTATTCATGGCTTGATCTCTGATTTAGGTGATCGCCTATGGTCACGTTTTCAACATGGGGGATTAACTCAAATTGAATGTGTATGGGCAGATACCCGTTTAGGAGCAGAACTATGAACATTAAATTAGAGCTTACTAAACATGATTATTCAATGAGTTATTCAAATGTTTTTCTTAAGTCTAAACAGCGTAATGAACTAGCTATTCAATTAGCAGAATGGGTAGCTCAAGGTAATCAGATTACCTTAGTTGAAAACAATATTGAGAATCAAGCCTATATTAAACAGGGCATGGGGAAGTTTACTAAAGATGAGTATAACAGCAGAAGTTATATGGAACATGGCGTAACATCAAAAATCTTATTGACTCATTCACTAATTAAAGAAACGACGGCGTATCCAAATTACCAACAAGCTTTATTAAAAATATTTGTTAACAAGTTCGGACAATCTTGGGATTTCTTGGCAGCTAATTCTGGCTATACATTAACAGCCCATCAGCTTCGTCGGATTTATTATGGACGATCAGAAGCCTCATTACTTGATTGGAATATTTTAAAACAGTCACTAGAAGCTTTAGGGGTGAATAATGAATCATCTTGTTGAACAGCGTTATTGTCAAACTCGAAGTGTTGGAATTATTCAGAAAAAAATTCTAAGTAATTTGAGCGATTTGAAGAATGTGGAATTGCCTATCCAGAGTAATAAAAATTTTGCTCATGAACCGAAATTACAGAAAAAGCACTTTAAATGCTTATTTAGTACAGAACTTTATAGGCGCTTATTAATAACTAAATGTACTGAGGGCTTAATGTAATGAAAACTGATCAAATTATTTTAGTAATAGTTGCCTCATTTGCCTTCTATTTTGCTGTTAAGTTTTTGATGCAATGGTTGGTCGGTGAATATAACCATGGGGCAGTTATTGAATGGATGCGAAGAGGCTTCGCCTTTGGATTGGGTTTTATTTTTTCGATATTAGTAATGATCGTGATTGTGTATATTTTGAGAGGGTTAATGAATGAATATTGATATTAGTATTATGAATCAGTTTACTCAGTTTCAATGGTTATCCCGAGGCTTAACAGCACAATCATTGGACTTTTCAAGAGTTGGACATACCCCTAGTAAGGACGCTATTAATTATCAAGATAGGTTAGGGGCAATTGCTAAAATGGAGACTCAATTAGCTAAATCAGTATCTTCATTAATTATTTATAATGGAAAATCAGAAGAGGACTATAAGTTTATAAGAAATCATTTAGCTTTAATTATGTTAAAAGAGGCTGAAAAAGATAAAAAAAGAGAACCTGAATATATTGCTATTCACCATTTAGCATGGCTTATTGCTCGCATGGTTATCGATTTTTCTCTAAATCCTGATCTTGAAAAAAACTTTACTGCTCAAGGTAGACTTTATTATGCAGGTATTACGGCTTATAAAATGTCCGCAGATGTTTATAGAATGACTTGGAAGCCATATGAGAAGTTGATGCAGCTTGCGCTTGAATCTGCTATTGCAGAAGCAGAGGATACTATCCGTGAATATCGGAAAGATACTTACAAAGAGTTACAATTATAGGGTTTTCATTATTGTGAAAAAAAGTGTATAGTGTTTATAAGATGGTCGTATTGCAAATTTTGTTTGTGGTGCGACTTTTTTGTTTAAGTTATTTAAATACAATACATTTAATTTTGTATTTCTTATTTTAGTTTTGCTGTACAAATTGCAGCATATAAAGCCGTATCAAAATAGGTTGATACGGCTTTATTTTTTATTAGTAATAGGTATGGAAAGGTATTTATTATGAGTTGTAATAGTTGTGCTAAAAGGCGTAAATGGTTAGAGAGTAAATATAATGAACTTGAACGAAGAACAAAACTTGTGCTGCTCAAAGCTACTCGAAGTAATGGACGAGTTGATAAAGCAGAACAATACATTGATTCAAAAGGCTGAAAAGAAAGATACTCTTATTTATGCTGCTATTGAGCAGAATAATAAATTACTTCAACAGTATGTTGAAAATAAAAAAGTTGATGAAAATATTATCGCTTACTTAGATTCAAAGCCAAAAGAAAAGTAATATTTATATTAACTGGTAAGAGTATTTTGTATTATCTTAGTTGTTAGGAGAGCTAGATTTAAAGTCTAGCTCTTTTTTTTATTGGGAAAAAATATGTTAAAGATAAAAGTCCAGTTTTTAACTACATGTATGCATAATCGAATTGTTTATATAGCCAATGAGATTATTGAGCTTGAAAAAAGAGATGCAGATGATTTACTCAAGCTCAATTTAGTTAAAGTTATTAATTCAGATGTACTGAGAAAATCTAATAAATTAACCAATCAAGATAAGCCAAGGCGTACACGTAGTAAATCTCATCAAAATAATATTTTTAAATAACGTGTTTTTTAATGATTTTATTTTTTATCAATAGATAATGTAGTGATTTTTACTTGTTTAGGTAATTTTATGTCTGTAAATATGAGTGGTTTGACTAATCTACAAAACAAATTAAAGAAATTATCAGATGATAAGAGAATTAATCAAATTGTAGAGGATGTTGAAAAGAAAGCAACTTCTCAAAAAAATGCTAAAGAATTAATGATTAAAATGCTTCAAAGTGAATTAATAAATAAATTTTAATACGGTTTATTAGAGAACTGTTGGTAATTAAGACAGAATTTATATATTAGAGCTATATAGTATTTCACAAATTCTAAAATTTTATTGCCTCGCAAACGCGAGGTTTTTTTCGTCGTTAAAAAAGGAGTCCAATCATGGGCGTATTAACACAAGGTACTGAAACATGGGTGAAACATGGTTCACCAGCTGTATTAACTAAAATTGAATGTATTACTGAATTGTCGGTAGGCGATGATAGTGTTACTGAAATTGAAACAACATGTATGGAAGAACGTGAATCTTCAACTTCAGAATATGGTTTGGTTAAACCAGGTGAAGGTAGTTTGAAAATCAATACTGATCCTGAAAATGAAACCCATGTTACGATTTTGAATTTGGCACAAAACAAAGCAAAAGTTGATGTGTTCGTGGGATGGGCGGATGGTACGGTTGCACCTACTTTACAGGGCGATGTTGTTACAGTGCCACAAGGTCGTTCTTGGACACAATTTCAAGCCCAATTACGAAAAGGCCCGCCAATTTTCGATAAAGACTCACTGGTAAACCATACTATTCCAATGAAGCGCCAAACCCCAGCTTTCGATACATTGAAAACCGTTTAAGGTTTTTTAGCATTATTAATAAGCCTGCTAAGCAGGCTTATTTTCTTTTGGAAAATTAAAAAATGAAGAAACTAAGTGCGGATCAAATCAAGTCAGGCGTTTTGCTTGGTAAGCCAGAACAAGTAACAGTCCAAGTTTTGGTAAATGGTGAAGAATCAGAGTTTACAACCTATATTAAGCCTTTCAACTACCAATCTGCTGTAGCAAATATGAAAGCATACGGAGAAAATAAAGAGGCTCTGGCAGGTATTTTGGCAAGTTGTATTACAGATGAAGATGGTGTTCCTACTTTCACTGAGGATGAAGTACGATTACACTTTAGCCAAGCATTAGTTGATATCATTTGGGTTAAAATTGTTGAAATTAATGTCATGGGAAAGCAGACATTGAAATCGACGACAGAGAAGAACTCCTCATTGAAATCGCAATCGCAACCTCAAGATCAATTGAAGAAGTCAAAACAACCTTCACCCACAAAGAAATTAGAACCTGGGCAGCCTACCGACAAAAAAGAGGTAGTCTCAACATAGGTTTACGTTTAGAAGAAGTGATGGCAGAAATGAAGCTCATGTTTGCGTCATCCAAGGGTGTAAAGGGACTTCAAATTTATGATTATTTACCACACTTCGACAAACCACCAGCTCTTACTTTTGAGCAAGAGCGTATGCAAAAAATAAAAACGTCACGCTAATTATAACTAATTTAAAAAAGCACTTTTCTAAAAGTGCTTTTTTAAAATAAATTAATAACTTTTTTCTGATGTAATGCTATATATATTTTTTGAACTATTAAATTGATATGTTTTTATTTTATTATATTTAACAAATTTATCTGTTTTTCCATCTAAAATATCTCCTTTGAATTTAATTTCAATAGGGTAATTATTTAAATCAGGTTGATCCGTTTTAATTCTATATTCACCCTTAAAGCTATAATTTAAAGGTGAGTTTTGGTCGTAAGTGCCTTCATTACTTCCTTCAATAATATCAATATTGTATCCTTGAATAGTATCATCACCTAATTTAATAAGATGCAGTAAAGTATCTGATCCGCCATAATTTGAATAGGTATATGAGTCGTCGAAGAAACCGACATCATTTTTACCTATTTTGACAATTCTTGAAGCTAGATTTTCAATATTTAAATTAATAATTCCATATTGACTTGGTGGGGTGTATGAATCTCTATTTTTAGAGACTAAATCAAAATTACCTTTATTGTTTTTCTTAAAAATCAAGAGGTCAGCATTACCTTCACAGGCATGACAACCTTCACTAAATTCATAGAAGTTCGAACTTTTTTCGACAAGTTTTCCGTTTTCAATTTCACTTACTGCTTTACCAATTTCACGTTTTTCAACAAAAATTAAATATCTATCTTCACCAGAGTTATTTTTAAAGGCTTCTGCGGGATGGAGTATGGCTAAATATTCTTCACCATTTTCTTCGATTCCAATATGGGGAAGTTTAATTTCTTCTTCATCTTTACTTTCAAAAGTAGCATGAAACATAGATGGATAAAATGTCCGGAATATCGATTTTGTTTCTAAATCATCTACTGTTACTGCAAAAGAATGGTTAATTAAAAAAAATGAAGATAGCAGTAATAATTTTTGTTTCATTGCCTTGATTAACTCTAGTATTTGTAAAGTATGCCCAATTTAGCAAAGCAGTAACTTGAAATCTAGTTAAATCATTATTTAATCATTAACGACCGAAAGGTCGTTTTTTTTGCCTGGAGATAAGTATGGCTACAACTAACTTAGGAAGTCTAAGCATAGACCTAGTTGTTAATATTGGTAATTTTGTTGAGCCTATTAACCAGGCAGAACGTAAAGCTAAATCAGCCAGTGAAACTATTGCTCAAAGTTTTAAAACAATTGGCTCTACCATGAAATCTGTCAGTGATTTTATGAATAATCAGATTGTTGCCGGCCTCACATCGACCGTAACACGTGTAATTGATACTGGTAGTGAAATCAAAAAGTTGGCTCAGCTAGCCAATACAAGTACTTCGTCCTTTCAGTATTACGCAAAAGGTGCAGAAACTGTAGGAATTAGCATGGATAAATTTGCAAACCAGTTAAAAGGTATGCAACAAAATATCGGCAATTTCCAACAGACTGGAGGTGGTCCATTAGCTGATTTTTTTAAAAACATTGCACCTCAAGTTGGGGTAACAATTTCTCAATTCCAGAAACTTTCAGGCCCAGATGCATTACAGCTTTATTATGATTCTCTTGTTAAAGCAAATGTTAGTCAGGAGAGTATGCGGTTTTATATGGAAGCCCTTATTTCTGGCTCGACGGCATTAATTCCTCTACTCGAAAATGGTGGGGCTGGATTTAAAAAATGGGGAGATACAGCACAAAAAGCTGGCATCATTATGGATGATGCGATGATAAAAAAACTAACACAAGCCAAAGAAAACTTACAAATAATGGATTTGCAATGGCAGGGTGTCCAAGCCACTATGGTCAATGGAATTATGCCTGTATTTATTGCTGTCACTTCTCATATGGACACCATTACTGCAGCAGCGGTTGGTTTGGGGGCTGCTCTAAGCGTTAAACTTGCAGTACAAGCTGCTATGGTAGCCAAAGAGTTTGCTATGTGGGCAATTGAAGGTGTACGCACTGTTGCAACTTTTGCAAGTGTTACAGCAGCTTCATTAGAGACTACAACTGCAATGGGTGTATTAAGAGGGGCTATGGCATTTCTTGGAGGACCTGTTGGTTTAGGTCTTCTGGCTGTACAAGCTCTTGCTGCCGGTGCAGCTTTTCTCTTTATGAAAAATAGTAATGATGAGGCTGCTAAATCTTTAAATGAACAGGGAGTTTCAATTGCTGAAATAATTAAAAAATATCAAGAGTTAGATACGGCCTCGCAAAGAACTCAGATGCGTGCTGAAAAAAAATCATTAGAAGAATTAAATCAAGAGTATGAAAAATCGAAGGGCACGTTAATTAGTATGACAATTGCTATTGGACGTCTGGATGGTTCTACTACTGAGGCATCTCGAACTGCTAGTGAATTAGCTATGAAGTTTAAAGAAGGGCAAATGACAACTAGTCAATTTGCTTTTGAAATTAATAAATTATCTGGCGTATCTGAAAAATCAAAAGCAAGAATTGATGAGCAAGCAGCAGCTTCAATTAAAGTCGGTCAAGAATTTACAAAACAAAAAGAAGTAATCAACTCTTTATTAAAGTCAACCGATGAAGCAACAAAGAAACAAGGGAATTTAAATAAAGAGTTTTATGCTGCTGAACTAGCTTCAAATAGAGCTAAAGTCGGTTATGAACAATATCAAAAAACTTTTAATACTGAATATAAGGATGTTAAAGGTCAGCAAGCGCTTTTCGACAAGTATGGCAAAAAGTTTTCTTCAGAACAAATGGAAAAAGTTTATGAGTGGGGAAAACGATATAATTATGACTCTGCGCAAATGGCAACCCCAACAGCCCAAAAAGATTTGAAAGCCTCTTTAGACTTATTAAATTTAAATAAACAATTAAAAAGCCGGCAAGAAGACAAATTAAAACTAGAACAAAGATCAACTGAAGAAGCGAAAAAACAAGCAGAGTTAGCAAAAAAGCAAGCTATGGCTAGTGTTGTCATGGATCCTGCAACTAAAAACATGCTAAGCGTTTATCAAGCCTTTATGAACACAGGCGTGCTGAATGAGAAACAGGCTAAATATTTTACTGCGGAAGTTGGAAGGGAAAATGATTTTCGTAGTTCAAAAATGTTTGGAAGTCATAAAGATAAAAATAATGGTTTTACTAACGTAGGAATTTTTTCTTGGCAAAAGGATAGAGCGACAGATCTAATGAGCTTTTTATCAAAAAAAGGTCTCCTTGATAGCTCAGGCAATATTAAACCAACACAAGAGGCTCTAAATGCACAGGCAAAATATGCTATAAACAACGAAATTTTTACAAATAAGCGATTTACTAAATCTAAAAAGGCATTAATGAAAAATGCTGATTATAAAGAATTAGAGAGTACGGTGGGTAATAACTTTATTGGTTGGGATTATGACGGTAATAAGATCAACGCCCGACCTCATCACAAGAAACGAGATAATTATTACAATAAAATTAACTTATTGCTTGGGAAAAATGGAGATGAAAGTTATGCATTAGAGGCTTTAAAAAATGTACAAAATTCTGATGATGAGCAATATCAAGCATCCCTTACTCAAGCTGCGAATGAAAAAGCTTTAAAAAGAAAATATTATACTGAGCTGGAGAGAATCTTAGCAGATAGTGAAGATGACAAGGCTGAGATTATTAAAACTATTCCAGAAGGTCCTGAACGAACAAGATTATTAGATCTTCGTCAGAAGGAATATGACAAAGCAATGGAGAGTTATATTGCTGCAGAAGATGAAAAAATAAAGATTCAAAATCAGGCGATTCAAAGTACTAAAGATAGAATTGATCAAATGAATCAATCTAGTACTGAAACTTGGGTGAGAACAACTCTTACTCCAGATGAGTTAAAAAATTGGAATTTTCAAAATGAATTTGAAACTAAACAGACTAATTTGTGGGATGGATACCAAAATATAAATGAATCAATTAATAGTAATGAAAACTTATCAGAGACTGATAAATATCAAATGCTTAAAGATGCACATCAAGCATATGTCGATGCAAAATTTGCAATGGATGTTGAATATGATACAAAGTCTCGAGAGTTACAAAATAGTTTAAATATAGAAAATTTAAATAATTATGCAACCATGTTTGGAGATATGGCTGGGTTAGCTAAAGCTTTTGGGGGAGAGCAATCTAATACATATAGAACACTGTTTGCTATGCAAAAAGGATTTTCATTAGCAAGTGTAATTTTATCTAGTTCTGAAGCAATTGGTAAAGCATGGGCATCAGCAGCTTTTCCTTATAACATACCCGCAGTGGCAATGGCTGTGGCCCAAACAGGTGTATTAAAAGCAGCAGTGTCCGCTGTTACTCCACAAGGCTTTGCAACTGGTGGACAAATTAGAGGTTTAGGAAATGGTTTAAGTGACAGTATTCCTATCTGGGCTTCTAATGAAGAGTTCATGATTAAACAATCTTCAGCTAAAAAGATTGGCTTGGATAATCTTAATTATATGAACCAAACAGGTGAGTTGCCTCAAACAGAGTCAAGTCAGATTATTGTGCCTCAGCTTGCTGAACTTCCGTCAACAGGAAGTGCTATTAATGCTCCTGTGTCAGTAAATGTGACAGTAAACTCAGATGGTAGTAGTCAGGTCGACTCATCTGGGCAATATAAATTAGTTGGAGAAGTGCTTGGGAATACAATTCGACAAGTCTTACTTCAAGAATTACGTCAAGGTCGGATTTTATATAATGCGATTCGTGGTTAAAAAGTATCAACTTAGTTTTAAAAATAATAGCTTAATGAGATTATTAAATTTGACATAATTTGAACTAAATATTTTAAATCAAATTTATTAATTTATAGTTTCTTTCTTCTGAAAACTAAAGTATAGTGTAACTAAGATGGTCGAATTATGATTTCGATGCAAAGACTAAAAGCTAACTTTAAAATTAAAGTTAGCTTTTTTATTTCTAATGCTCTTATTTTGAAATATTCAGCTTTTTATGAAATATAAGCTTAATAGTTGTTTTAAATTATTCTAATAAATCTAATTTGGTCTTTTATTTTTAATAGGTTAAGTAATAACTTATTTGTCACATAAATATTATGTGAATAAATATTTAAATAGCTTCTCTATATATTTTAGGAATATTTTATGAGTACACTTAAGTTTACTTGGACTCAAGATTTAGATGGTAACTCCCAAAAAAATACATTTAATGTCTTAAATACGAATTTTGGGGATGGTTATGAACAAACCGTAAGTATTGGTATTAATAATTGTTCTCGGCAGTGGCAATACACTAAAACTGATGTCGAAAAAAATATTATAGAGATCAAAAACTTTTTTGACCTACATAAGGGTTCAAAATCATTCCTTTGGGATTCGCCGTTAGATGGTGAAGTACGTGTAAAAGTGGGTGAATATCAACCTGTCCATTTAGGTGGTGGTTGGTGGCGCATTAGTACAACATTTACCCAAGTTTATTATCCTTAAATACTTGTTCACTTATGAGCCCCTTAAAAGGGGCTTTTTTTATGGAAATAAATATGTCTCTCGTCAGTGATTTTCAAAAACTTGAAGTAGATGGAATAATTACTCTTTATGAGTTAGATGCAAGAAATCTTGGTGCGGGTATTTTGCGATTTCATGGCCATTCTAGTTTTAAAGATAATGGTGAATGGAAGCCAAATATCATTTGGCAGAGTGAAACTTATGAACCATTAGCAATTAAAGTTTCTGAATTAGAGCTGCGTTCAGATGGAAAAGCATCTAGTCCAACTTTGGCAATTGCAAATAATATTAATGGTATTCAAGGAGCTGTTTCAGCTTATTGTTTACAATTTAAAGATTTTGCTGATGCTAAATTAAAAGTCATTACCACAATGGCTAAATATCTAGACGCATTAAACTTTTCTGCTGGTAATACAAATGCAGCAAATGAATCAAAAGAACAAATTTGGTACATAGAACAGAAAACTTCTGAAAATGCTCAGCAAGTCACATTTGAACTTTCTAATCCGATAGATAACGAAGGGCGAGAAATTCCTGTTAGGCAGATTACTTCACTTTGCGAGTGGGCTTGTAAAGGACGTTATCGAGGTGAAGAGTGTGGCTATACAGGCACGGCAATGTATACAGAAAAAGGTGAACTCACTGATGACCCAGCCCAAGATAAGTGTGGAGGTCGTTTACGAGATTGTCGTTTGCATTTTGGTGAAACCCAGCCTTTATCTTACGGCGGCTTTCCAGCTTCAAACTTGATGTAAAGCAGGTCCATTATGAAACTTTCAGCAAAAATTAAAAAAGCAATTATGGTGCATGCTGATGAATGCTATCCACTTGAATGCTGTGGTGTGGTTGTAGATCGCCAATATATTCCTTGTCGTAATATCTCTACTCAAAATGATCAATTTGAAATCCATCCTGAAGATTTATCTATGATTGAAGATCAAGGTGAAATTCAGGCGTATGTTCATAGTCATCCAGATGGAACTACACGTGCTTCGGAATTAGACTTAACACAAATTGAGTTACATAAAAAACCTTGGGTAATCTGCTCGTATCCAAATATTGATTTTCAAATATATGAACCATTTGGTTATAAAGCACCATTGGTAGGGCGTAATTATTATCATGGTTGGCAAGATTGTTATTCATTAATCCGTGATTTTTATAGCCGTGAACTCGATATTTCATTAATTGATTTTGATCGAGAAGATGCTTGGTGGGAACAAAAAGATCACCCTTCACTCTATTTAGAAAATTATGAACAAGCTGGTTTTTATGAAGTCTCACAACCTAAATATGGTGACATGCTTATTTGTAGAGTAGGACGCACGGAACATCCTAATCACGCATTAATCTGGCTGGGTGACCAAGGACGATTTAAATCTGAACAAACAGAATCATGTATTGGTTCATCTTTAATTCTTCATCATCCTTATGGGCGTAAGTCTGTCAGAGAGATTTATGGACCACAATGGTTAGATCGAACCGTGAAGATTTTAAGACACAAAAAAATGAATTAAACCGCCGCAAGGCAAAATCCCTAAAACCTGCGAATGCAGGTTTTTTTATTTTCTAAAGAGGTAATTTCAATGGCAACTCAAGCAGCAAAACAAGTTTCAGTACTGGAAGCAGAACTCGTAACTCAATTTAGTAATCAGGTGAATGCTATTCAATTCAATAAAGGTATGACACTTGAAAATTTAGTCCTAACGTATAACCGAGAAACAGGGTTCTCTATTTTAATTGAAGAAGTTCAAGCTCCAACAGAAGCTCTCTAATTTTAAATTTAAGGAGATATTCGATTGAATATCTCCTTTATTAAATCCAGGATAATCTCATGTTAAAAACAATCAAACTATATGGTGTATTAGCTGAAAAATTTGGAAAGCAATTTCAATTAGATGTTGTGAATACTCGTGAAGCTATGCGTGCATTATCAGTTCAAGTTCCGGGTTTTGAAAGTTTTATGTTACGTGCTCATGAGTCTGGACTTAAATTTGCAGTATTTTTAAATAATAAGAATTCTAAATATAAAAACAAACAATCTTCAATTTATGATCCTGATTCAAAACAACAGATTGAAGGAGATAATATCTCTGAAGATCAATTAGATATGAATACCCAAGCCGATACCATTCATATTGTCCCCCGTGTGATAGGTGCTGGTGGTGGTGGTGGTGCTTTACAAGTGGTGTTAGGCGTAGTGATGGTTGCAGCAGCATTTATTACAGGCGGTGCCTCAATTGCAGCATGGGGAGCCGTACAGGCTGGACTTTTTGGAGCGGGAGTCGGGATGATGTTGGGAGGAGTTGCATCAATGTTAATGCCCGCAGTTTCAACTACTCAAGACCAAAACCAAGATGGTAACAGAGCAAATAAAGGATTTGGTAGTGCAGTAACGACAGTAGCTCAAGGAAATCCTGTACCTGTTCTGTATGGTCAGCGTGAAATTGGTGGATTTATTATCAGTGCAGGGCAGTACCCTGAAGACCAACTTTAATCAAAAAATAGGTTTTGTTCTAGGCGCTCATCAGCGCCTTTTTTATGCGTGAGATTTATTATGTCAATTGTAAAAGGTTCAAAAAAAGGAAGTGGACAAGCGCGACAACCAAATATCGCTCCTGATTCTGCACAGTCAAAAACTCGCATAAATATTCTATATGGCCTTGCAGAGGGTGAGATTGAAGGCTTAGCAAATGGCAATAAGTCTATCTTGTTTGAAAATACTCCCCTTGAAGATAACAATGGCAAATTAAATTTTGAAAGTGTAAAAGTTGATTTTCGTTCAGGAACAAATGACCAAGATTATATAGAAGGCTTTCCTGCTGTTGAGAGCGAAACTGCAATTGATGTCGAATTAAAAGCAGGTACCCCATGGGTTAAGTCCTTTAAAAATTTAGATTTAGATGCTTTACGTATTCGACTTAAATGGGGGCCTTTACGAACTCAAGATGCTACGAGTGGAGATGTTTCAGGAGTAACCATTGAGTACGCAGTGGAATTACAAACTGATGGTGGTCCTTGGACAGAAGTTTTAAAAACAAAAATCTCTGATAAAACTTCCGCAAATTATGAGCGTGCTCATCGTATTAACTTACCAAAAGCTGATTCAGATTGGCTTATTCGTGTTCGCCGTCTTACACCTAACTCAACCTCTGAGTATGTCAGTGACAAAATGTATATTGAAGCTGTCACTGAGGTTATTGATGCAAAACTGCGCTATCCGAATACAGCCCTATTAGGCCTGCAATATGATGCAGAGACCTTTAATAACATTGCTAAAATTGCTGTTGAATGTAAAGGTACAAAAATTAAACTCCCTTCCAACTATAATCCGGTTTCTAGAACATATGCTGGAATGTGGGATGGTACATTTATTAGTGCATATTCAAATAACCCAGCTTGGGTTTATTACGATATTTGTACTTCAGATCGGTATGGTTTAGGTGATCGTCTTACACCATTTATGATTGATAAATGGTCTTTATACCGTCTTGGTCAATATTGTGATGAATCTGTAAATGATGGCCAAGGGGGACAAGAGCCACGTTTTACTTGTAATGTATATTTGCAAAGAGCAGAAGAAGCTTATGAAATTCTAAAAAAATTAGCTGGAGTTTTTAGAGCAATTTCTTATTGGGATGGAAACAGTATTATCTGTGATGCAGATATTCCACAAGATACATATTTTACGTATACCCGCGCGAACGTGATTGGAGAATTTGAATATTCAGGTACACGTGCTCGTGATCGCCACAATGTTGTAAAAGTCGCATTTGATAATCCAGCAAATCATTATAAAACTGAATATGAATATGTTCGAGATGAGCAGGCAATTTCAGACTCTGGTCAAGTACGCATTTTAGATTTAAATGCGTGGGGGTGTACTTCACGTGGACAAGCACAACGTGCTGGTTTGTGGGCTTTAAAGTCTGAACAGTCTGAAACAAGAACTGTAACTTTTAAAGTTGGCCTAGATGGATGGATTCCACAACCTGGTCGAGTTATTGAAATTGCAGATGAATTGTTTGCAGGACGTGCTAATGGCGGACGTGTATCTGCAATTTCTGAAGATAGAGTTAATCTAACAATTGATCGCGATGACGTTGTAGCTAAGCCAGGCGATCGTTTGGTTGTTAATGGTGAAAACGGAAAAGCTCAAACTAGAATTATTCAATCTATAAATGGTCGTGTAATTACAGTCACTTTACCATTCGATTTAGGTTCAATTGCTGCGGAAAATATTTGGGTAATCGATGCTCAAGATTTAGCCACAATGAAATTTAGGGTTATTTCAATTCGTCAGGAAGAGAAAAACAAATTTACGATTAATGCCATTCAATACAACTCTAAGAAATTTGATGAAATAGATAGTGGGGCCTATTTTGAAGAAGTACCAATTTCAGTTATTAATCCAACTATTCAGGATCCCGTAAGTGATATTTTAATTACAAGTGAAAATAAAGTTAATCAAGGTATTAATATCACAACAATGATTTTGTCTTGGAAACAGGCAAAAGGTGCTGTTAAATATCTTGTTGAATGGCGTAAAGACAATGGTTCTTGGCTTCGTTTACCGTTCACAGGAAATAACTCTTTAGAAGTACAGGGAGTTTATTCGGGAAATTATCAAGCACGTGTTACTGCAATTTCAGCATTTGAAGTTTCTTCATTACCGGTTTACTCATCAATTACTGAATTAGTAGGTAAAAAGGGTTTACCTCCTAAACTTGAATATATCCGTGCCACTGGTATTTTGTTTGGTATGCAGTTGGATTGGAGTTTTCCCAATGTAGGAGCTCAAGACGCAGCATATGTTGAAATTCGTGTTTCACCAGATGGTGTAAGCAATATAGCACCGTTAGGTCAGTTCGCTTATCCAACTAATACTCATAAAGTTCAAGGCTTACAGCCAAATTTAATCCAATATTATAGTGGTCGAATTGTAGATAAAATTGGTAATATGGGGGCATGGTCTGAATGGGTTAATGGAACGACTATTGCTGACCCGGATGCTGTATTGGATCTTATCTCTGGACATATTGCCGAAAGCGATCTTGCTCAAGAGCTTCAAGGGAAAATCGAAAATACGGTTAATGTAGCAGAAGCAGCAGAGCAAGCAGCTACTAATGCACAAACTGCGGCAAGTAGCGCTCAAACTGCGGCTTCAAATGCCCAAACGGCAGCGACAGATGCCAAGACAGCAGCTACAAACGCCCAAACGACGGCAAGTTCAGCGCAAACACAGGCAACTAATGCTCAACAAGTTGCCAATGAAGCAAGCGCCACAGCAGCTAATGCAAAAAATACAGCCGATCAAGCATCAAGCACAGCATTAACGGCTAGCAATGCAGCAGCAAATGCCAAAACAGCGGCAGATACTGCTAAAACGATGGCTGAAAGTGCAACTTCAGTAGCAGCTACCGCTAACACTGCGGCAACAAATGCTCAGACAACCGCAACCAATGCTCAAACAGCGGCTTCTAAAGTTGCAAGTGACTTAACAACCTCGACAAATCAACTAAATCAAAAGATTGCAGACGAAACTAGTACGCGTACAACTGCGATTTCGCAACTGAATGACGGCCTCACAACTGAAACAACTCAGCGTAAGACAGAAGATACGGCACTGTTAAGTAACATCGAAACTTACAAATCTAGCACCAATGGCACTTTGTCTACTTTGCAAACACAAATTACGACAAATGCCACTAACACAAGCGCAAATACCTCAAAAATTACTTCGCTCGATTCTCGATTAACAACGAATGAAGGTAAGACAGCCGATGCTATTAGCTCTGCGGCTACGGCTCAACAGACAGCTAATACAGCAGTTACAAATGCGGCAGCGGCAGCTTCAGCAGTTACATCTCTAAGATCAGACTTAAGCTCTGGTAAGGGCATTAACAATATTATTGCGCCTTATTCTGATCCTCAAGAATTACCAACAAACATTCTTGGAGCTTCCAGAACTGTTGCATTGGTAAATTCAACAATGCGCGTCAAAGGAAAAGCTTACGACGTCACATTTACGGCAGTAGCGGGAAATATTTATTTTGGCTCTGCGTCGTCAGGAACCGCAAACACAACTGCGGCAGGGTCGATCACTGGCGGTAAGCGCTACATGCTCAGTGCATACCTGAAGAATCTTGATGCCACTAAGCAAGCTGATGTTTATTTCTCATTACTTTGGTTCAGACGTGCAGCAGACGGCACTATTTCAACTGGTCAGGCTACACTGCAAAACCAAGCGACTGGCAACTTAAGAGTAACTCCTTCAAATGATGGTGGCACAGTTACCTGTAAAGCTGTAACAGCTCCAGTTGATGCTTTTGCCTTTACCTTTATGTGTACAGGCAACAGCTCATACAACGTTGCTGGCTCACGCATTCTCATTGATATGTTGATGTTAGAAGAGTCTATCGGCGATGATAAACCTGCTTCAACTTGGACGGCGGGGTCAGCGGATCTCGGTGCTATCAAGACTGCACTAGATGCCAATGCTTCAGCAATCAGCAGCATTACAACTCGTGTAACTAACGCAGAAGGGACAATTACAAGCCAAGGCAATTCAATTACTCAGTTGAATAATAGTGTGACTTCGATTAACGGCACACTTTCAAATAAAGCCGACGCAACAGCATTAAGCGCATTAACAAACCGCGTAACTACTGCCGAGGGCCAAATTACTGCCCAAGGCTCGGCAATTGTATCGATTAAAAATGATTTAGTTGCCACCAATAACGCTCTTACGACAAAGGCCGATTCAAGCGCTCTAAATACTCTTGATTCAAAAGTAACAAGCATCGATGGACGAGTAATAAGCAATGCAGGAGCGATCACTTCTCTAAAGTCTGAGTTAAGCGGGAAGGGAGCAAACCTTCTTATTGCTTCTTTCTCAGACCCACAGGTTGTACCGTATACAGCCACAAAATCAGGCGTAGAAGTTAGTTTAATTGATTCAATGTTAAGAACTGGAAAAGCTTATAATTTCAAAAACTTAACTACGAATATTAGCAACTATGTTTACATTGGCAACTATAGCGATGGCAAACAAGCACCTGTAGCTGTACGTGGCGGAGCTAAATTATTATTTAGTTTTTATGCGAAATCAGATGTAGCTGGCTACATCGGCCGTTTCTCGCTACGAGTATTTAACCAAAGCGGGACAAACGTTCAGACAGTTACGTTGTTATGGACGTCAACTCAAACTCAGAACGTATCTTTTACGACTGACTTAGTTAAATATAACTTATACCTATCCTCTCCAATTCATGCTGATGGGGTTACAGCTTCGATTCTGTTATATACAGGCGGTGCTTCATCTGCCTCAATGACTCCTGTTGGTGCGATCTTAACGATGGACAAGTTAATGATCGAAGAGTATGTGGGAGACAATAAGGATGGGTCACCATGGGTATCGGGTTCAGCCGATCTTAATGCTATTTATGCATCCTTAGATGCAAGTGCAACAGCGGTTAATAATCTCACCACACGTGTTAGCAATGCAGAAGGCACTATTACAAGCCAAGGTAATTCAATTACCTCATTGCGTAATGATTTAACGACCACAAACACTAACGTCTCTAAAAAAGCTGACGCATCCGCACTTACCTCACTTGATACCAAAGTTACTAGCATTGATGGTCGCGTAACAACCAATACTAATGCTGTTACCGCATTGCAAGGACGGGTTACCACTGTAGAGGGCGGTCTTTCAACTAAAGCCGATGCTTCAGCATTAAGCGACTATTACACGAAAACAGAAGCTAATTCGGCAACCTCTGGGGCCATTGATACTTTCAATTCTCAGTTAACTATCGGTGGCGTGAATGTGGTTGCAAACTCTGAAGCGCCTCGTACTTCAAGCGCTGCGAGCAATAAGGAATATTTGCTTTACGAGCGCAGCGCTGAATTAAAAGCATTCTATGACGAGAACTTAGATAAGCCAGTAACAATTTCGTTCGAAATGAGTGTTCCTGTGGTTGGCTCTGTGCAAGTTTATTCTTCAAACGGTTCAGCACATACTTTTACAACAAGCGTTAATGCTGTAATCGCAAACCAGTGGATTAAATATAGCGTCACTGTAAATCCGAAAACGCATACAGCAAGCACAACTGTTTCGACTATTGAGTTTTACGGAACCTATGGCACTGGTCGTATTCCCACAATTCGTAAATTGCAAATCGAAGCTGGCACAAAAGCAACTGCTTGGAGTCCAAGCCCACGCGATATCAAAGCTTCATTAGACGCTAACGCTTCTGCAATTCAAACTACGCAAACTCAAGTCAACAACATTGATGGAAAGTTAACTACCGCAACAGATTCGATTACTTCGTTAAGTTCTCGAATGACAACCGCTGAAGGAAACATTACAAGCACAAATGGAGCTGTAAGTGGTCTTTCGACACGTATGACAACCGCTGAAGGCAAAATCACAAACCAAAGTGATTCGATTACATCCCTTCAAAATAGCGTTACTACAATTAATGGAACTCTTGCTAATAAAGCCGATTCCACTGCTGTCACCAACTTAACAAGCCGTGTCACTGCTGCTGAGGGGAACATTACAAGCCAAAGCGGGCAAATTGTCACACTAAACAATAGTTTAAACACAACCAACGATGCATTAAATGACGTGAACGCATTAGCGCGTTTGCAATCGCTTGGCAAGCCTCTACGTGATGACCCAATGTTCGCCATTGGGGCAGGCGGATTAGCTGCATATATTCCAATCACAGGATCTAGTTTCACGCGCCAAGCTAAGTCAAGTGATAACCCAAGCACCAGTACACATGAAATGGTGCTGGCATTTACATCAACTGTGTCTGGGCTTGGTTCAGGTTGGCTTCCTAACTCGCCAACTCTTGTTGGTGGTCCAAACAAAGTCTACTTGATTAAGCAGGTCATCAAGATGCCTGTTGGCTTCTACCTTGTTGCCATTGGTAATGATATTGGTACAGGTGGTTATCGAAAAATTTATGGCAATATTGACGGCACAGGTAAGTTTGAAACTTATTTAACTGTAGTCGCATGTGGGCCAGATGCCACTGCAAGTATTCAAGGTCACTTTAGAGCAGCAGTCAGAAGTGCTCAAACAGGTACGTCCGCAAATCCGATTGAAGTCAAACTGGCATCATATGAAGTATTTGATGTAACAGCAGTAAATGACACGATTCCTAAAACTTATCGTGACACTATTGCAGCTAATGCCTCTGCCATTACAAGCTTAACGAATACAGTTACACAACAAGGAAATACGATTACCTCTCAAGGTAATTCGATTACTTCTTTAAATAACAGTATTACAAGCATCAATGGATCTCTCGCAAGTAAGGCTGACGCTTCGGCAGTTACTTCACTTGATTCCAAAGTAACTCTAATTGATGGAAAGCTTACTTCCAATACATCTGCTTTAACAGCTTTACAAAGCAGCTTTGATGGTCTACCAAATCAGGGCGTAAATATTCTTGGCCCTGAGATTTCAAATCCAGTAGAAAAACCAACTAACTGGACGTCGGGATTGCCGTTTGAAATCATTCAATCACCAGATACGGTCAACGTTCGTGCCTTCCAGTTCACAATGCCTGCATCTTCAGGTAATGGAACTTACTTCAACATTGGCGGCGGTCAAGTTCCCCGCCAATGGCTTAATGAAGGCAAATATGTATTTAGCTTTGTTGCCAAGACTGTAGGTGGAACACCACCGCATCCGATTGAATGGCAATTCTACAATGCAGATAGCATCCGTCAGCGCTTTAGCGTTACCGCCACTTTAACTCGTTTTAGCGGTGTGTTTACTGTGCCTGCTGGTGGCGCAGCCATCTGTATGCTTTTGATCGGTAACCCAACAGCGAAAGCCGCTGGTCAAGTCATTAATATCGAAAGAATTATGCTTGAGCGTCAAGTGGGTAATAATACTACGCCTTCAACATGGATTGCCGGTACTGACGCCAGTGGAATGATCATTTCGACGCAAGCGAAAGCGACCGATCTATTTAATACAGCTACTAATCAGAATACCGCAACTGCTGGACGTGTAACGAGTCTTGAAAGTCGAATGACATCGACCGAAGGCACTTTATCGACTAAAGCTGACGCCTCGGCGCTTCAAACGCTCGATACAAAAGTAACGAACGTTGACGGCAAAGTAACGTCAAATACCAATGCCATCACTTCGCTTAACTCTGCTTTAACGAATGCAACATCAACAATTAGCATGAATGCTGGAAGTCCACTCGCTGATTGGACAACTTATGCAGCTACAGGCGAGTTCAACGTTATTACAGAAGCAACAGGGCAAAGCGGCAAAGTAATTCAGCTCGGTAACAATGCTGGCAACGATACTATTTGGTTGCATGCAAATAATTTAATTCCATTTGATCAAACCAAAACCTACCGCATTCGTGCGCGTTACCGTCGTCGCTCTGGGACTGGAACAATTTACCTAGGGATTGCACAAAAAACACCTGATAAGGCTTGGTATGTAACTACTGGCAACACTCAAGCAAGCAACATGGCTTCATCGAACTATGTTGTAAATGCCCATGCGCCTGCTATTGATGAATGGCAAGAGATGGTCGGGTACTACAAAGGGCGTTCAACTGGTGCTGCGACTGGTTCAGGTTCGTTAGCAAGCCCTCGTACAGCATCACAAATGACTGGCTTCATTACGCCTTTGTTTATTGCTAACTATCAGAACCAAGCGGGTATTGTTGAGCTTGATTATTTAATTCTTGAAGATGCGGAAGCCATTGCTGGCAACCAAGCGAATGCAACTGCTTTAACTACACTTGATACTAAAGTTACAGAAGTAGATGGGCGTTTGACCACAGCGACAAATTCAATCACGTCACTTGGCTCGCGAATGAGCACCGCTGAGGGCAATATTTCTGCAACCAATTCTGCTTTAAGTGGTCTTTCTACACGCATGACTGCCGCAGAAGGGGGATTGACGAACCAAAGTAATTCCATCACTTCGCTGACCAACTCTATCAATTCACTTGATAGTGATTCGTTAATTCCTGATTACAACCTTGCCAACCCAGAGAAGTGGATTAGTCATTACGGCTATCCAATGACGCAGTACTTCAAAACGACCACGACAGGCAAAGTAAGCAATACAGTATTCCGTAAAGATACAAGCTCTCCAGTCAACTGCTTTAACTACGCGAGAACGCCTGTTCCAAATGACCGTACTTACAAAGTAAGTTTTTGGGTTCGTTGTAGCGCTGACTCTAATGGCTTGCTGATGATCCCGATCGGGCGCTCTGGCAATGACGGCAAGTTCACCACTACGGGCTATTCAAGCATTGGCATTCCTTTAACCGAAGTTCCCAAGAATGAAACATGGACAAAAATTGAGCGTACTGCAAACCTAACTTCTACATCTGATGTCAATCCTCAATTGTTCTTTGGTATTGCTCCTGGTCACACAGGTTCAACCGGCTGGTGGGAAGTTCAAGGCTTTAAAGTTTCGCCAGTATTGACGACCGCCGATGCCGATAGCAGTTTTGCGACTTCTGCCGCCCTTACTTCTTTAACATCTAGTGTTAATCAACAAGGCAGCACTATTACAAGTCAAGGTACTGACATTACTAGCTTGAAAAATAGTGTTACCTCTATCAACGGAACGCTTACCAATAAAGCGGATGCTTCGGCTGTAAACACTCTTTCTAACCGAGTGACAGCAGCAGAAGGAAACATTACAAGCCAAGGCAATTCAATCACAAGCCTAAACAACACGCTTGCGAATAATGATTTGTCGAATCTTATTCTCAATCCTGACTTTATTACCCCTAAGAACGTTTGGTCAGCAGGCTTAATTGTTGATGCTACTGATGCTGCGCCGAATCCTCCATCTCCAAAAGCACTAAAATTAACATTGCGTGATACCTATTATGGTCCGTTTGTTAAATGCAATACAGGAGATATGTTCTATGTTTCCGGGTGGTTTGCTACCCCGAATACATCTGCGGCTGCTTCTGTTGTTCTTGGGTTTAATACTAGAAATAGTACAGGAACACATTCTTGGTACTCGGTTGCAGTTAAATCAACTGATAAAAATGCGTGGGGATTTGTTGAAGGTTACTTCACTGTGCCAAATGGCATGGTCGAAATTCGTCCTTGGCTTCAAGTAAGTATTGTTGCGGCAGATGCACCTGCTCAACTCTGGCATGTAACGAATATCCAAGTTCGCAACATCACTGGTAATAAAAAGTTAGCAAGTGACTTGCAGGCAACTTCGTCTGCATTAAGTACGCTTGATTCGAAAGTTACTAACATTGATGGCCGTGTTACTTCTGCATCTAACAATATTGTCACTTTAAACAATAGCGTTACCAACATTAATACCGCGCTTTCTCAGAAAGCAGATGCATCCGCTCTAAGCTCATTATCAAATCGAGTGACAACTGCTGAGGGCAACATTAGCTCTCAAGGTAGCTCGATTACTTCCTTAACTAATAATCTAGCGGTTACTACCAATACAGCAAACGCTGCATTGCCTAAGATTCAGGGTGGCACTGGTGCAGCGAAACTGTTCAGAGGGGTATTAGTTCACCAACAAAGCGGCGCAAATATCATCGGCAATATCGTAATTCAAACGCCTATCACGTTCACAAGCAAGATGTTTAGATTGGCGCTTAGTGGTTATAACTATTTAGCTGGCAAAACTGATATCAATTTGAATATCGGTGGTTACGCTTATACCGGTACTTCAATTATTCAGCACGGGGTAGTGAACTCGGGTACATTACCTATTCGTGTTCGTTTAGGTGTTCGTAACGGTACAGTAGTCATCATCTTGACTTCTCAAGCACCTAACGCTTATTGGCAGTATCCTAAATTTAACATTGATGCAGAAATCGGTTATACAACGCCACCTGATAGTTGGTCTGAGGGTTGGTCTGCAAGTTTAATTGCGGAAGCCGACCTTGCAGCAAATGGCATTTCAGCGATCATTGAGCCATCTTTATTAGATGTTTCTACAGAGATTACAGCTAACGCCTTTGCCATTAGCAATCTGACGAATACAGTGTCACAACAAGGCGATACCATTACTTCTCACAGTAATAGCATCACTACGCTAAACAACAGCATTACAAGCATTAATGGTGCTTTAAATACTAAAGCGAGCACTTCTGCCGTTACTGATCTTGACAGCCGTGTAACGACTGCTGAAGGCAAAATCACAGCAAATACATCTTCAATCACTAGCCTAACCGCGAATCTTAAAAATGTAGCGAATGGCATCACTATGTCTGCATCGCTTGATGTGGATCCTGATAGCGAGTGGATTTATTGGACCAAAAATGGCGAAGTCGCAAGAGCTGACGCCGTAGACGCTTTAGGCGGTAAAGTTTATCGCTTTGGTAATAACGCGGGTAACGACCACGTAAACGCAAGATCAAAAGCAAAACTGCCGTTTGATCAAACGAAGACCTATCGCATCCGCGCTCGATATCGTCGTCTCAGTGGTATAGGAACAGTCTACTGTGCAGTTTACACCTTGGCCGCTGATGGCACTTCGCATGTTAACTCAAGCAACACCGTGTCTACTGACTTTGGTTCTTCAAATTACTTTGTGATCAATCAAAGCCCTGCAAACAACGTCTGGCAAGAAGTGACTGTATACGTCAAAGGACGTTCGGCAGGAGCTGCAACAGGCAGTTGGACACTAGCAGCGCCTCGTCAAATGCCAAATGCCACTGCATTTTTAAGCGTTCAATTCCTTGGTAACTATTCAAATGCAGCGGGGATGACGGAGCTTGATTACCTCATCATTGAGGATGCTGATGCAATTGCTGCCAACGATGCTACAGCCAATGCTTTATCTTCACTTACTACCCGTGTTGGCACGGCTGAAGGAACGATTACAAGCCAAGGTAATTCGATCACTCAGTTAAACAATAGCATCACAACTATTAACGGCACATTAACAAGCAAGGCGGATAGCTCAGCTTTAACGCATTTGGCAAACCGAGTAACTGTAACTGAAGGCTCCATTACCTCTCAAGGTTCTAGCATTACGTCTTTGAATAGTTCGGTTAATGGATTGTTGAAAGATGTTGAGGTTACGGACACTCGTTCTACTAACCAACCACCATCATGGTATTGGACAAATTACCCTAAACGCATTGTTCGTGAGTTCAAGCAAGCTTCGACAATCGGCTTGACTGGAATGGGCACATACGTCTCGTTAGAAACTTATGTCTATTACAGTGATGCGACAGGCGGCCCAATCATTCAAATTGCACGCGGTACTGACTCTAAGCTTACTGCGGAACGCCGTAGTGCGAGCGCTTCAACTTGGAGTACTTGGTCGCAAGACGTTAAGACTCTGAGTGATGGTCTTGCCAACAAAGCAGAAGCTTCAGCTCTATCTTCTTTAGATGCCAAAGTAACGACCATTGATGGGAAAGTTTCGACTCAAGCTACAAGCATCACAAACCTTACAACCACTGTAGGCGGACACACTGCGTCTATCCAATCTCAACAACAATCAATTGATGGCCTAACTGCAAGAGCAACTCTGAAATTGCAATCAGGCAATTTGGTTGGCGGCGTCGGGATTGAAAATGACAGCAAGACAGTTGATTTCATTGTTCAGGCAAACAGATTTGCAATCGGCGCGCCGTCAACTGTCACTGGTACAGTAACTCCGAAATATGCATTTACTTATCAATCGACTTCAACAACTTTACCGAACGGCACTGTGATTCCAGCTGGTTTGTATTTAGACAATGCATCTATTGGTTATATTAATGCTGAAAAAATTAATGCATCAAGCCTAAGCGCCCTAAGTGCGACGCTTGGAACCTTAACTACTTATAAGGATCCCGCTAAGCCTAATGGGGCTCGAATGGTACTTACAGGCAGTTTGATTACCATTTATGACGACAACAATATTATGCGAGTAAGGATGGGATTATGGGATTAATTGCTGTAGCAGTAATAATTTTAATTATTATTGGTCTTGTGCTTTGTAAAAAGTACAAAGAAGACCAAGGAGTCTAAAGTGCTTCAAGGTATTCAAGTTAGAGATGAGACAAGCAACATCATCTTAGATACAAATGACAGTGTAGTTCAGTATAAGGGGCAGATTACCTTATCTGGTGAAACTGATGGTAGTTTAGTTTTTAGTTCTTTTCCGGGAGGTAATGCTAAATTCTTTTACATTACTATTGCTACCACAACTACAAATGGTAATGCCTTCCATCCAAGGGTTATATGGAATCCTACTACTAAAACAGTTAGTTGGACATTTATTCGTAGGGGATTAGATCAACCGCAACCAGTGGAGTTATTTTATGGCTTTGTTTGAGGTGTATAACGATCAGGGGATTCAGCAGGTTACTGCTATCAATGCCACATTTTATTTAAAACATAAAGTAGTAGGAAAGGATCTTCCCTTACAACCGGGTGAAGACCCTGATCCACATTTATCAGTGTACCGTTCTTTCTACTTTGAAGCTGAATTTCCTATTATTGCTTTAGCTACTACTGGTATAGATAAATGGACACGTGTACATGGTCTTTATCGTTTGCAAGGTAATAACTGGCGTGTTGATTGGATAGATTCATCGTCTGACTATACTAAACCTACATTAGAGCAAGGTGTAGATACTATTGTTTATATCTTTGACTTGAGATCTACAGCAGACCCTAATAACAATTTCGGTTTGAATCTCTATGGACCAGACGGTAAGTGTACTTACAGTTCAAATCAGGCACCATTTAAGGTTCTTGATGTTTTTGAAGTTCCGGGAATGTATAACTTAGAATATAACCCTGTTTTAAGTTCAAAGGTTGCAGGTAGACAGTTAGCTGTTATCTCAAATCGTTATAGAGATTTCTATGCATATAACGATCCTAGTGATGCTTTCTATGTATATGAAAGCTTTAGTACAGGTGTAGGTCAAGTTAAGATAAGTTATGTAGATCCTCAAACATCTACCTTCTATGATCCTGGTGCAAATATGGATGGGACCAATGATCGAAAGCCAATGGTTACGGTAGTTGATGTAACGAATCTATAAAAGAAAACCCCCTTAATTGAGAATATTAAGTAACTTCTAATTCACAGTCTTTATTACAGCACCCACAAGGGTGTTTTTTTATGCCCAAAATCAGGAGGAAGGCATGCATGAATGATCGGACAAATAGTGTGGTTGAAGCAGCTGCAAGTACGGCTGCGGCTACGGCAACAAAATTTTCATATGGCTATGTAGTAGGAGGGGGATTGATTGGAATTGCTGGAAAAATTGATTGGGCTGTAATTATTTCAATCTTAATAGGTGTAGCAACCTATTCAACGAATCTCTACTTTAAGCGCCGTGATGAAAAGCGTTCAGAAGAGATTCATGAATTGCGTAAAAAACAGTATGAGCAAGCCAAACAACGCATCAAAGAGGATAAAGATGAAAAGTGAAAATACTCGGACATATTTAGCGTACATGGTTATTGCAATGTCATTTCTCTGTGTTCTTGGTTTGTTCTTTATTGAATATCCAGACAAAAACCGTGATCTATTAAACGTGTCACTAGGGACCTTACTTGGTTTATCTAGTGCTGTGATTGCCTTTTATTTTGGATCTACCAATAAACAAAAGAAAGAAACTGAAGATTCAAATCAACAGTAATTATTTAAATTTAAGTGCTACCTTGGGGTAGTTTTCAGCTCTAAAGGAAAGTGAAATGAACATTGAAAAATATCTAGATGAGTTAATTAAGCGCGAAGGGGGCTATGTGAATAATCCAGCGGATCGAGGAGGCGCAACAAAGTACGGAATTACTGAAGCAGTTGCTCGAGTAAACGGTTTTAAAGGTAATATGCGAGATTTGCCTATTGAAACTGCAAAGTCTATTTATAAAAAACAATACTGGACAGCCCCACGCTTTGATCAAGTAAATTTAATTTCTCCTGTAGTAGCTGAAGAACTTTTAGATACAGGTGTTAATTGCGGCATAGGATTTGCAAAACCCCTTTTACAGCGTGCCTTAAATTTGCTGAATAACCAAGGTAAGGCAGGTTGGTCAGATCTTGTAGTGGATGGAATTTATGGTCCTGCAACTTTGAATGCCTTTAAAACCTACTTAGCCAGACGAGGTAAAGATGGTGAGAAAGTCTTGGTGCGTGTACTCAATATCATGCAAGGTCAGCTTTATATTGAAATCTGTGAGCGCAATCCCAGTCAGGAGCAGTTTTTCTATGGCTGGATTGCTCATCGAATCTCATTATGAAGTATTTCTATAGTTTAACTTAATTAGGAAATTCTTTAATTCAAAATCTATTATAAGTTTTTAAAATTCTTAAGTATTAAATTCAGTATAGAACTTTGAAAAATTATATTTTAATTTTTTGAGTTTATTTTATTTAATGGGTTATATAATTTTTCATTCAAATAATTAAAGATTTTTTAATGCATATAACATAAGAAGTGTTTATTACCACAAAATTTATGGTGGCTATTAGAACATTCAGAAACTTTATAAAAAGAGTGAAAGTTTGTGATAATAGTTATATCAGCGGGTGATAAGAATTGAAGCTAAATGATACCAAAATATGGCGCGCCCGGCGGGGATCGAACCCACGACCCCAGGTTTCGGAAACCTGTACTCTATCCAACTGAGCTACGAGCGCATGCGTGGGGCACATCATAGGAAAAAAACACTTGCAGGTAAAGCACGAAAT